TTAGCCATTCATTCACAGCGATTGGCCCGAACCTCTCACCGTCAGTGTTTCCAAAGGTATTTGCAAAATCTCTATAGCTAGCAACTGTTACAGGAACAAAGGCTGGGCCTCTTTCTGCAGTTCCAATCACACCAGCAGGTGTACCAACAGGCCCGCTCGTAGAGCGTCGCCCAGAGACGTCGATTTCTCTTGTGCTAACTCCAGCACTTCTGAAGACTATTTCGGCCATTTAGAATTCTCCGATAGTGTCATACATACATATTTTCTACTCAAAACTAACTCCAGAAGTTGTTATAATGAAGTCAATTGCAATAAATTCAACTGCTCTTGTTGGCACTAAGACTATACGACCGTTAAGTCGATTTTGCTCGACATCATTCTGTGTATTATTTGACTCGTCCATAACAACGCTGAATTGATCGATCCCTTGCTGGGATTGAATTAGTGATAATAGCGGTGTTACCTGTGCAACAAATCGCGCTCTTGTTTCTGGTGTGTTCTGTTCGAAAACTATCTTATTGGCCACATCAGAGATGATTCGCTTAGCTTCAAGAAGCATTCGTCTTACATTAACCCTGTCCAGAGCAGTCCTTGCCTGTTGGAGAGTTTTCTGACCAAATATCACGAATCCAGCATTGGGAAATGTTGCAATTGGGTTAATTTTTGACTCATAGAGATCATCTCGATCCCCTGCATTAAGGCGAACCTCTGTGTTTACTACAAAGTCTAAAGATGCTCTATTAAATCCTGCTGGTGCGAACCACGGGTATGAAACATTATCATTAAACCCTAAGGCTCCCAAGACGGCGACGCTAGCAGGTGTTTGAACAATTCTATTATTGATAGGATCTGTGATAGAAACATCTGGAAAATATGCTGCAGCGTAGTTTGTATCGAGTGCCCTTCCGTCAAATTGCTCTATAGTCTTTGCAACATCGGGTCGATTTGCACTATCTTCATAAAGCCTATTTCCGTCTCCGTCATAAGCCGGTACATCCAGAACATAAATTGCTTTGCTGTAATCTTCAGCAAGGTCTGTCACAAAGTCTGTCACCTTCCTATCTCGAATGCCTGGAATGACCAGTATATTAATTCGTGATGAGAGCTCATCGGTCAGAATCTCTGCTGCTGCCCTGTAGGATAGAACAGTGCTGTTATTCTTTCCGGCACCTATGCCCATTGATGTACTCAAACCGATATTCAAGGCGTTGCCGTCTGTGCTACTAGCATTTGCCTCTGAAGCCTTTCCATTTGTATCAGAAGATGTTGCCCTGTCATTGAGCCGAGCCATATCCCTATCAAGAACATTGACACCGTCAAATCCCCCGTAGAAGAAATTTGTGAACTTAGCAAAGCTTGTGAACTTATTGAAGAACACAGAGCCTGTCAGTGAGACAAGTGATGCGAAAGTAAGTCTTCCCTTTGAGACTCCATCACCAACAGTATAGAATGTGGGCAGCGGTGTGCCGTTTCTAATGTATGCTGCGTCTAGCATGTGCTCAGCAGCTGTTCCCGTTATCCGATCGACAATGCCTCTGTTTAGACCAGGGATTCCACTGCCAGTAAATGTGGTAATTGTATTGCCAAAAGCAACTCTTGCAAGGGTGAATTTATTATTATTAAACTCATCTCTTCCCGCACCTGTCACAAGTAAGTCCATCTCCTGAATTCCAAGCAACTTTGTGTAATTTGAAATTAGAGGGTTAGGCTGGCTCGAAACATTTGGATTAAAAATAGACTCCTTGAGTGTTCCACTAGATGGAACTATCTCGAATTTTGTTCCCCAGTAAAATCTAGAATCCACCCTCTCAGAATTTCCCGGAGAGCCGGCGAGTCCGCCTGATGCCACCCTGCCCCTTGTCACCTTAAAGCGATATGGGACTGGTGGAACAATTGATCCTGAAAGTCCACCTCGTAGCTCTGATGTTCCGGGTATTAACGAAATACCTTCCCATGATAGAGCAAGTCTTGTCCCTGCAAATCCCTCTGATTGGGCAGAGGTGGCATTGTCTGCTAATGTCTCAGTTGTCTTGAGAGCAGGAATGCCATGGAATCCGAAGGGAAGAGCACTGACGGGTATTTTTCCCTCCTCCACGTTGGGATGCATTATAATCCTTACTCGGCTTGAAACATTTGGATATTTTCCAGATACCAGTAATCTTCTTTCATCGGATGTTTCTGCATCGAAATTATAAGCGACCTTCAGATCTCCAACTTTCCTGGCGACGTAATTTTCATCATTTGGATTAAGTGTGCAAAGTGGATATTGCTCGAGGATCTCAGGATTAGTATCAATATCACTAAAAGATCTTACAAGAACGGTAAATGTACCAAACTTATCTTTTGGATCAGTTGATTTTCTAAGTTCTGCAATGGAAACCTTGTACAGTGTGTTTGCTTCCGATCCATCTGCTATCGTTTCAAAGTGAAATAGATCGTATTCTCTCTTTCCGTATGGTTGTGAAATAAACTTTGTGGTGCGAGGTGTGCGATATCTGGTATCAAATCGACCGTATGAATCTCTAAAGGCTTCAGATGCTCCATTTTCAGCTGATGTGGTGTTAGTACCTGACGCCAGCCCAACTGAAAAATCATAATCACTTACAGGTGCTATCTCATGTTCAACAGGAAAGTGAGCGTATAGCAGGTGCTGTTCTTCCTGGAACCTCTCTGGATCAGTGTTAAGAACATTTGCGATGTAGTGCTTATTTTCAGGATCAAGAGACGCTGTGAAGATCTTTATCGAAGTGTGTCCTTCTGCGGTTCCAAATCCTGTTGAGGTTGAAGATACAACAAGCTTAAACGTGTTAAAGAGAGGGTTTGATGAACCGGATTCAATTGTTGCAACTGAGTTTCTTACATCTGCAGGCGAATAAGAACTTGAAGCGTTCAGTATTTGCATTCGTGTTCCAGTTGCTGACATTATCATGCCACGAACAAGATACACATAGTCTCCGCCGTTGACAATGTCGTAGCTGTCGTTATCAGTAAAGACTGGAAAACCTATTGTTTCTGTTGATGCAGACACAAAGTGACGCGCTACAAGAAACTGGACCGCACCATTGTGGCCAGCGGATCCTCCTCCAGCGGCTGTACTCTTGATAATAAACCCAGCATTCTTGACGACTCCCTGGGTTATTGTCTTTTCAAAATCTGTTACAGTCTCATTTGATCCTGCGCCTAGCACACGAACAAATGTAAGTGCTGTTCTGTTCTTTAAGAACTCACGAACAGCATAGGGTCCAAACTTCTTGTGATCAAGGGTTCCAAAACGTGCTTCAAAATCCGCAAATGATCCAACAGTCACAGGAACAAATGCAGGACCGGTCTTCGAAGTTCCCGCAACACCAGCTGGCACACCAATAATTTCTGATTCTCGTTGCGAAAGATCGACTTCACGTTCGAAAAACCCTGGTGATCTAAAGATCTGTTCAGCCATTAATATTCTCCCGTACGCAGTTCACTACTGGCTATAAATATGAGATAAATACTCAATTGACCTCACTCAAATTCACGCATAATTTCCTTCACAACTCGAGCGCTTGCAACAGTTTCTCCCTTTCTCTGGTTGCGAGTAAGAATGGGGACTCTTTTCTCAGTTTTCTTCTTCGTAATTGGGTCAATTGTTGTCTCAACAATCATGACATCAGATGCTCCTCTGCGCAAAGGTGTATTGCCCGCTTTGTTCTTAATTTCAACATCTGACAAGATAAACTTATTTATGTCTCCATCTGAATTTGGACGCTGATCTACTTTAACAATGGGTGCATGTGACTCAAAAATTCCAAAATCAATCTGCGGTGCTGAGAATGTCCTGCGAAACGGTACTGGTAATCCTGGTTGACTTGGTGCCAAAATGTACGCTGGAACAATCATTGAAAATGTATATCGAACTATGCGTTCCTCAGACGAGAACTCAGTAAAATTATCAGCTGCTGTTAGTGGTGACTGTAGGTAGGCAACAAACTGATATCCTGTATCTGTCTCAAGCAAGTAATCATGACCCTGACCGCTGAAGTTGGCCATCATTGTCTCTATTAGCTGATTCATCTGAATCATGTACTGTGTCCAGAAGGTTACCTCATACTCAAGGGTGACAAATGTAGGATAGGGAATTGTTATAACTTCAAAGATATTGTCATTTAAACTACTTCCGAGAAGCTCTCCTGTCGAGGCTACCTCACTATTTACACCAACCTTGCTACGTCGAGTTGCAACTGTATCCTCAATACTGCCACTAAAAGGTCTCGATGACTGATTTTCAAAATTTTTATTCGATGATACATTTTTCTGATTTTTCAGGCCCATCTTATTGATGATATTTTGGTAGTCTCTATCCTTCTTTCCTAGCCTTCTTTTAATGATATAGCTCTCTTGATCCTTGTGCGAGATGGGTGTTCTATACCCTGCCTGGGCTGGGTCATGAACAATTCGAACCCTTCTAATCGATATGATTGGTAGAATCAATGTATTGTTATTGTCTCGGATGGGCTGGCGTCTGCGAGTTAGCGCAAATCTTTCACCTGTTGAAAATACAACGGGGACCTTGGTAGCCTGCTTATCCACCTCGACAACAAAGCTAAGTTTTCTATCAAAAAGACGAAACACAGACCTATCTGCATCCTCGACACCGACAGGAGGAATGGAAAAGTCCTCAGGAACGCTGGTTCCAGCGTATGGGTCCTGTAATCCTCTCTTTACAATAGTTTCATCTGACATCGTTAGCTCTCGTCATAAAAGGAAGATCCCGCACCTGTGGAGTCCCCTCTTTCAGATACCTCTGCTGGACCAGAAATAGGCTCTGTGAGAACACCTTTCGTCTGTAGATCTCTCTTATCTGCTGTTTCTCCAAGCCGATTTGCAGAAACACCGCGCTGCTGAACAAATGTCTTTTGCACTGCATCGCCGTCGGAATTCATCTCGTCGGTTGGGCCAAACACCTGAGACTTGAACTGTCCCTTTCTTGCCTGCTTACCAGTAATTGTTATGAAAGAGGTAAATTCGATCTCGCCATATATTGTGTTAGAATCTGGAACTTGGATCACCTCAAAAAATACCTCACCGTAGCTGAAGAAATCACCCTCGAGAATCTGAATTCCTCTATCGTTTAGGTCCTTCTTTTGGATGTATACCTCGATTGTATAATATTCCTCGCTTCCAAATGTATTGGTTCGAATCTCTTGAGGCATATATTGGACAAGTGCCTCTATCTCGATAGGATTATCAAAGACCTTGTTCACTGACTCCTCATAGACATCATGAACTCGAGACTTTACCTTAGAGATTGGAAAGTAGTATATCTTCTGTCCAACTACATCCTTTACGATCTCTTTAGAGATATCGTTAATAAAGTCTATTTCTCGCTGTGTAATAAAGAATCTTGACATCTTTTACCCCATGAATATGGCTAAGCCGTTTGGCATTGGTACGTACTTTAACTGCTTCTGTATTGACTCTGCACGAGCAGCAGCGACCTCCATCAGCTTATCATATGTCATCGTGTCAAGCATTTCCTTAAGCTGTGATATTAGGGTAGTCTTATCCTCTCTTCCCTGTGCCACCAGATCAGTTCCATTTAGAGATAGATTTGCATTTGGTATCGGTATTGAGGCAAACTTTGACCTGATTAGGCCTAACTGCTCCCTGCTTAGCGCAAGAGAATACTGTCGTATCCATTGTCGACCAATGCTATTGATCCTGTTATACTGTAAGTTTCCAAAGGGCAGATCACTCAAGTTTGACACTCCGTCGATGGTCTCATCTGTGTATGCAGGATTGAGAGGATCGGAAAAGAATCTCACTCGAATGAATAGCTTCTTGGGATCATCTTTTGTCGGCATTGGAAATATTCTGATCTTGGTCCCTATCACCTCATAGGAATAATTCGAGCGTCTAATTCTATTAGATAGATCTAGCTGGCCTGCTCGAAGAATATCCTCAAACACTGGTAGGACATAGAATATTGTCTCAGGTGTGAAGGATTCAAAGGAAAACTCATTATTAAGATAGTTGATTGCTGATGTGGTGTCAAAGAATCTGTATGCTGCCTGTGGAGAAAAGTGAAACACCTCATTGATTTGCACCTTCGTTCGGGGGGCAGAGTTCATGCTTGATGAGACGACAAGATTTCCCTGCCCATCCTTTAGCTCATCATAGATGTCGTAATCCTGTCGCCCTTTCTCTAGATCAATTGATCCTGACATCATATTATACGAGCCTCCAACCCCAGCTTCAAAGGAGTAAGGTTCGGCGAATCGTGTTAGATAGTCAAGATTTTCTCTTGGGTACTTGCCTTCTGATCCCGATAGATTGCTTCCAGTTGGCATTCCTAAAAATTGAACAAGCTGTGACTTGGCCTGGTACTGATTTAATATTGAGCCGTACTCGAGAGCTGCTTCCTCAAGATTTCCCCAAATCTGCTTTTTTGTCAATTCGACGCTTAATACATCATCACCGAGCTTTCTCTTAACAAATACGACAATATTATCTGCCTCAGTTTTAAACTCAGACTCATCGTTAAAAAATCCAAAAGGCGTCGGATTTGTCGTATTTGCAAATGTTGCCACGTTATCTCCTGCTAGGTGTAATCCTAAACATAAGTATCAAGACAGGACACAACGATTCTATTTACATTCACTTAATAGAACTTAATAGAGAAGAGTCCCGGATATAGGATCCGGGCTCTCTCATAGCTTCTGTTACCTCTCTAACGCAACATATGATTATCTACTCAGATGTAATAGAAAATACATCTGACAGTGACTATCAAAGTCTTTTTAGCCTGAATCTCTCTACAACACGCTGTCCACCGTGGGGTGCAGGTCCTGGAAAAGTAACTTCAACCCAGCTGTGATCGTTTCCGCCCCAGTCCTGTGTTACAGTTACCTTGCCCTTTGAGGTTCCTGTCTTATCACATAGATATTCGCAGACATCTCCCTCATAGTAAATTGTGCAACCGTTTGAGTTTAGCTCGGGTCTTTTTGCCCGTGATACAGCCGCAGCCTTTGCAGCCGCCTTGGGAGCTGCCTTTGCAGTCGCCCTTGCAGCCGCCTTGGGAGCGGCCTTGGGAGCACGTGTCGCCTTAGCTGGGGATCTTTTCGATTTTGTAGATGAAGATTTTGTTGACTTTAATTTTTCTGCCATTGTTTTCTCCTTTGAGCAGCTTTTTGATTGTATCCCTCATGTGAGGGATATTAAAATCACTAGTTAGCTGCTGTATCAACGAATGTCAGAGTTCCACTGGCCGACAGTGCGTGATACTGGAATCCATCGCACATCAAGGTAACCGCGCAGCCTGCAGAAGCAGACAGCTTAAGTTCACCACCTGACGTCTTGGGATTGGCCTGGGCGGCTGTGGCTCCGGCATGCATGGTGCCTGAGACCCCTGTTGGATTCATGCAAAATAGCTTTTCACCTGAAGTGGCAACAATTCCGATGCCGGCATTTGAGCCTGTTAGACAGTGTGCCTGATCATGCGTTCTCGTTCGGAAAACCCAGAGAGAACCAGGAACATCTTCTGCCTTTGGCAATGTACCTGTGATGGTTGCAGTTGATGTAAATGTGTAAACACCACCTCGGACCAGTGTTGTATCAGCTGTTAAATCAGTGACGTCATAACTGACTGACTTCTTGAACTTGCTCTCAATATCTACGCCTGTTCCTGTCTCCTGAACAAGCCCCTTATTGTCGGTTACCTTAATTTTTGGCATAATCATTCTCCTTTGGCCGCCTGCTTCCAATTCACCGGCGGGTCGGTTGATTATACGAATTGGACCTGTCTATATCTATTGCGCAAAGACTTTATTTGCACTGATAGAGAACATTTTATCATTCATGTCGAAAAAGAGTAGCCAAATCTTGATATCACATCCCTAAACGCCATTTTGACCTGGATTTTGCTCCAGTCGCTATAGTAATCTGCATAGTGAATTTTTGATTTTCTCTGATTGGTTTTTAAGTGAGGTAGCATCTCTTTCGGCAAGCCTATCACACCACAGAGCTTTTCATAATCTTCCTGCAATGTCTCATATCTTATGATAGTATCAGCATCGTCATAGAACTCACACATCGATCTACTCAACCAGTCAATGACTCTATGAAATCCCTCATCTCCCCTTGGGCCGGTATTAAAATGTCCTACAGCCTCTATGAATTGCTCAAATTTTGTTCTCAAAACATCAGTACTATCCTCCTCGCTGGGAGTAATTGTAGAAAATTCATTTATGCTATCTTCACTCACATCATAGGATTTTGATATCACACTGTTTGTTGGTGAGTAAAAACACCACCAAAAATATGAAACTGTCATCTCCCAGGGGTTTCTAACAATCGTAAATTTAAAGTAATCGTCCCATGTGCTATCTGTCATTGAATACAATAGCTGAGGAGATGTGTGCATGTGAAAAATGAGGTTTCCTCTTTTATCAAGATTATTGCGACCCACATAATCAAACTGCTGTCTCTCATCTGCTATATCAGAGCCAGTTAGGACATCCTCATCACCGCAGTATTTTGCAAGGCATGCCTCGACGCTAGAGCCTGCAACCTTGAGTGGTTTGAAAAATATGAATTTTTTAGAGTGTGAAATAATCATAGATTATTGTTAATAGGTCAACACATCCCGTAAAAGCAAAAAGGGCGGCCACAAGGGCCGCCCTTAAAATTTATTCAGTTAACTAAGTTAACTAAATGACGTCCATGTCTAGGCATGTAACAGTACCGTAGAAATCATTACGAACCATCTTCTTGCCGTAGCGAGTCATCACGCCCTTACGGGGTGTGAAGTCCTCTGGCGCGAAGATCGTCGGTGTAACGATTAGCGGCACGTACGGAGCGTAAACGTATCCGGTTTCAAGGTAGCTACCGCCCTTATAACCAACAAGAACCTTGTTGCGTGGGAAGTAAGGGTCCTTGTAGACCGTGAAACGGTTGCTCAATGTACCAACCGGTGCTGCACCCAGCGAGAATGGCTGGCTGACCTGTCCATCTCCGTCAAGGTTGTACTGCGGCTTGTAAAGAACCGAAGCCTCGAAGACGGTTGCGACCTCAGGTGAGCAAACAACGAAGTTCGCTGAGCCACGGAGTGTCTTTCTGTGGATCTCATTTGCGACGTCGATGATTGTCTCAACAAGTGTCTCGTACCATTCACGGACTGTACCTGTGAAGGATGGTCCGCCAGCGAGTGTGCTGGACCTGGTTGCCTCTGCTCCGCTCTGCTTGTTGACAAACTTACCTGGTGCGCGTGACCAGAAGAAGTTAGTGTCAGCCTGCGTCAGGAGATCGTTCAGGATCTCACGGTCGATCTCAAGAGCAATCTGCTCGGAGAGAATCTGTGTGAGTTCAACCTCAGCATCCAGTGAGTGGTATGCGTTGAGGTCCTGCGCGAGTTCTGGCGACCAGCGAGCACGTAGCTTACGGGTCTGTGCTGTAACAGCAATCGACTCAATCTTGATGTCGATCTCAGGGATTGCAGGTGATGGAGAAGTACCAAAGTCCGACTCAAAGGACGGAATTGTAAGTGCTGAACCATCGGCTGTGTCCACATTTAGACCATCTGCAATTGCGTACGAAGCTGTCAGGTTTGCCACGCCGGCTGGGAACGCCTTGTGTGATCCTGTGACGACAACTAGAAGTGCTGCATTAGCAGAAGTTCGCTGTATAAGCGGGTTAGAGGTGAATACGCCACCGGCGAATGTACCGATCTGGTTCAGACGACGAACGTTGACGAGGTTCTTACCGCCCTGAATTGACTCAGGGACAGCAGCGAGACCCATACCGCCTGCTGCTTGATCAGCACCCATATCAGCATCTGAGTAGAGTGAAACGTCCTTGACTAGCGATGTGTCCATGTTCGCGAAGTTTGAGGACGCGAGATCAAGAATAAGCAACTGGAATTCACCTGTTGTATTCCCGTTATTTGGAACATCATCCTCAATGAGCTTCAGAAGCTGTGGATCGAACTGTAGCAGACGTCCGTCTGTACCTGTAGCAGCGCACTTTCGGCCGTCCTGCAGTGTGGCATTGCCCTGGAAGGCACCTGATGCTAGGATATTACCTGTGGTACAGATAATAGAAGAACTGTGAACACGTGTGTAAGATGTTCCAGCGAGATCATACTGACCACCTGTTGCTAGAGAACCACTTCTGATACCCTTGCCTGCCGGGTTGTTGTAGATCGACTGACCCAACGCGTAGGTTTGTGCATCAGCACCTGTATTTGCAGCACCCGTTTGGAGGTTAGTATCACCACCAACGCGAGTTCCATACGTGTAATCCAGGTAGAAGAGCAGTCCGGAGGGAAGGCTCATCGGCTGAATTGAAACTAGCTCGTTAGAAACGAGACCACCGAATACACGGCGGACGATTGGGAACGCGATGTTGGTAAAACCGCGAAGGTCACCTGATGAAGACAGCGCTCCAGCACCTGTCGACAGTGAGTTAGACTCACGAAGCAGCTGTGCAGCCTGATTTTCCAGGAGACGGGACATGACTTCGCGATTGTGATCGCCAAGCCCACGAAGCAGTCCTGTTCGGGACCACTTCTCAACGAGTCTTGTGCCTTCGGATCCGACGTGTCGTGCGCGGATACCTTCAGTCAACTGCTCGAGTGTGAATTTCTTAGACATAATTGTTTCCTTTTTATGTTATGCTGTTGAATTACTTTACTTTACTTTAATCCGGCTAGTTGTGCCCACCGGCTCACCTCAGATGCCTCAGATGTTTGGGCAGAAGCCCTCTTTGTTGCACGTGATGATGATCCAAGAGTCCGTCTAACCGTTGACTCCGAGAGATTTTCCGACTTGACCGTCGAGAGTGATTCTGTCAGGCTCTTGTATAGCAACTTCACTTCTCTTAAGCTTCTTGCATTATCTAGCGACTCGATAATCGAGCGTCGCTGGTCTGTGGAGACCTTAGGATTCTGCAGCAGCTTATTTACGTAGAGTAGCTTAGCATTAAACAAGTTCAAGTCTGTCAACTGCTCACGAAGTGTTTCAACAGCACTTCTGTATTCATTGAGCTTTTCTGTAAGAGCTCGATTATGACGGCTCTTTTTCTGGAGCTCAGTACGGAGCTCCGATAAAACGTTAAGTTCTTGGTCAAGCGGATCGTTTCCAGCATCTCCGCCACCAAAATGTGATGCCATCGCTGAGGCATCTCCTTCTGAAAGTTGCGACCGTAAGCGCTTCAGCTCAGCTGCAAGCATCTTCGGATCGATTTCATATACTTCTTCAAGGCCGGGAAGTTCTTCAGGAAGCTCTTCAACCGCTTCTGGTTCTTCTGCCTCTTCCTCAGCTTCAACCTCACCTTCCTCTTCCTCTTCCTCTTCCACCACGGAGACAGTGGGCATAAGGTCTTCGGGAAGCTCAAGATCACCGAGATCAATTTCTAGCTTAGCTTCATAGAGGCTCATGATCTCCTCAAGAGTCTCCTCAGATACATGGTAGCCTTCATCTTCTTCCTCTAGGGCATCTGAAGACTCTTCGACGGATTCACCCGCCACCTCTTCGCCGCCGAGGCCTGCTTCTTCCATTGCATCGTGCTGGGCTTCATCGAGGCCCATCGTCTCTGTCAGTTCGTCGAGATCTATCTCGTAAAGAATTTCATCTGGTTTTGACATTCCTGTGTTCTCCGTGTGTAGGTTGTCCTCAATATTTATTACGTCAGGGTCAAAAAAATCAGCCCCTTCATTAAATTTACTAGCTATCTGCAGCAGCTTTTGTCTATCGTCATCACTTAAACTAGAAAACGACTCGCTGAGAGCGTCATTGAGAGCTCCCTCAGTAGATGATGATGAGAGAGCATTTGCTAACTCTTCTCCACCAATTAACTCAACTAGAGACTTTAACGCACTTTCGTCTAGCGCAACACTTTCCTCATCCATTATTGGAAGAGGGTGGGTAACCTCGTCACTATCTTCATCTTGCATCGCGCCCTTAAGCACAGGATCACTATCACTAGGTGTGCCATCTGAGCCATCACGGCTTCCTTCACCAATTAGCTGCTCTTCAATAAAGCTTCTAATTCTGGGCGTCACGGCCTCGATGATTGCATTTTTCGCATTTTGTTCAGCTACCTGTCTGAGTGTCTTCGCCTCAGCGATAGCTTCGTCATAAAGTGACTTTGACATGGTTATCCCTCGCATGATTAATTATTCGGCGTCTTCGGAAATTGCATCATATTCATCACTAGATGCCTCATCGAAATCAAGATCAGCTAACAATCGCATAATTTTGACCCTCTGTCTTAAAATTGCTCTCTCATCATCATCCAAAATATCGTACAGTGAAAGAGCTGGCATAGTATCTTCTGGCTGGCCTAATGATAAAGGTGATCGTGATGTTCCGTATTGGGTCCCTGTCCGTTTATAGGGACCAGTAGTTCTAAACGCTTGATTTGCATTTCCAGTGCCAAGAGGCGGACCATCGAAACCATTTGGGTATAGGACTCTATTTGAAAATGGAGATATTGTATCAGATACTCGGGGAAGACGCTTCTCTGCCATGGGTGCCAGATCTAATCTCTGGTTTCTAACAAATGTTGCTCTATCTGCACGTCTACTTGGATCGGATCTACGATAAATCTGGTTTACCTTAGTAACAAATGCATCTAAATCATCTAAGTCGCCAAATATCTCATCAAAGAACTCTTCTTGCTCCTCATCATCAAAATGATATTTTGGGGGCTCAGCATAAATTCCATGTGCACCAGTTAATGCCCTATCAGATCCCAGGCCTGTTCCAGTGCTAGGCAGCTTTCCCTTAAGTGTACCATAGCCGCCGCCCTGGTTAGCATCATAGCCTCCAGGATTATAGTAGTGATGCTTAAATGACATCACTCACCTTCAATTTCTACCGTCAGAACCCCTGAAGGATCGTCCTGAGATATAATCACCGATTTTTTGTGATGCTATCTGCTGTGACGTTTCGATGGGTGTTGTTTGTCCACCTAACCCACTTCCAAACTCAACGCCGGCTTCAGGTAGCTCACCATCAAAAGGTGCTTGATCATTGGGAAAAATGCTTCCTGGTCCAGGTGATGTTGGGTTGGGAACAAAGGGAGAAGCTGGCAAACCATTACCGCCTGTTTTCACATCATTTAAATCAGGGACAGGATTTTGCTCTGTTCCCACAAAGTCACGATTAAATGAGTTTAATCCAAGGCCGCTCTGGACGTTTCCATCCATTGCAAGCCTCTGATAGGTCAAGCGTCTCTCCTCATCCTTTATCTGATTACTATAGATCGGAGATGCAGAAAATGATTTCTGGAGATTTTTTTCATTCCTTGCACCGAAAGGCTTATCATCTGGAGCAGCAGGATTGACTGTTATTTGTTTGACTTCTGCCATTTATTAGAGATCCTTTAAAATATCACTTTTCAAAGCTTCTCGAATCCTAACGATTCTTTCTAGCTGCTTTTTAAGATTAGACTCATGAATTCCTAGCTTTTTTGCATGATCAATCTTATGAGAAAGTGTGCTTGCTTGATCTGCTGCGTCAACCTCTTCTGCTTTCTCAGCTCCTGGAAGACCTGCTTCTTGCATCTTTTGTCTTTCCTCAAGAACGAGTTGTTTTAGAAGTTCTGGTGTTAATTTAGTTACATTAGACATTGTGGGAAGCTCCTCTATTATGCGCAGTTATACATATTCCGCTAGTCTTAAATTGACGCTAAAAGCTTTTATCCCTTTTGGGATGACTCTGTAAATGCTAATGCTGCCCAATTAGTTGCTGACTCTGAAAAGAGTGCCATGGGATCACTGCCTGCTACCTGTCTAGCTGCAGTATCTCCTGCTGCAGATGAGGCCATTGCTGTCCCGCCGGGTCCAACTCTTTCAACAGATGATTGTTCCTGCAGTGTTGTAAGAGCTGTGTCTGTAAGAATTGAAGCAAGAACAGGATCTTCAGTTATAGATTTTGCAGCATTCTGCGCGAGCTTTGCTTCTTGCAATCTTTGGCGTTTTGGGTTTTGAGGCTTCTTTCCAAACTCAATTTTATCAAGCGCAGACCCTCTACTCGGGGTAGAAGCACGAGAAGGATTCTTTCTCTCAGAAAGTGAAACACGATTTGTATCTGTATCAATTCCCTCCTGGAGAATCTCTACCAGACATTCCTTAACGATTCCTTTGAGAGCACTTCTTGAAATTGTTGACATTATTCCTGCCAGGATAGGATTTCATTAAAGATCCTATCAATACGATCACTTCGAGTAAAAACCTTATCTAGCTCCTGCTTATTAACAACCTTTCCTTCTCTTAGCATGAAGGCACCTGGTGTTGAGGGTTCGCTAACCATGTCAAAGCATATCAGCTGAAAATCCTCTTGGACAACCTGGTTGTCTCCTTGACGGCGGGTGGACCCGACGCCCCTCGATGAAATTCCAAGGGTTACACCTGAGGACACTAAGCTCTGTAAGATCTTTCCGCTTGGAGTATCTAATAACTCGACAGTTCCTACAACAGCATCACCTTCCATTTTAGCATCTCTAATAATATGAGAAGCATTTTTTAATTCGACCACAGATGTATCAGGATGATCACACTCACCTAATGCCCTGTTCTCTTTAATAAACTTCTGGTAATTGAGAACTTCTCTTTCAAGAATTGCCCTAGGGTAAATTCTGCCATTTTGGTTAAGTGTGTCTGCCTTCTGCAAAACACCCCGAAGAACTATTCTTCCTCCGTTTCTATCGATAGACTCCTGTATCATCTCAGCTGTGTATGAGAGCGGTGTCCACTCTGTTAAAAGTTTCATATCGGAATTATTCATTTAAAGCCTCCGTTATCTCATCTTTTAACTGTGAGATAACTAAAAATCGTGAAATTGTCGCATCTGTTATATCTTCAACAGATTCTGACACTATTCTCTCTTTAACATCACACATCTTTTCCATCAGGATTTGGTTGTCTGTCTGCTGTTGTAATCTATCAAGATCAGACAGCACTGTCTCTCGCAATGCTGCAAGAGATTGCTTAATGGATTCTCCCTCGTCGTTTGCGATAGAGAAAACATAGGACTTTATGAGATCACGCTGTGTTTCATTCAAGCAGCTTCCATATTTCTCGTTAAATTTCTCAGACAAGATCTTGACAACCAAGGTGTCAACATCCGGATTCACATCTTGCTCTAGCTGCTTAACCTCTTTTTCTAATAGCAACCACTCAACCATCTTTCCTTCGAACTCAACAATCTTTGATAAATCTGATCTATCGAGCTCTCTCCAGCCGTTAAGCAGTGTTTGAATTGTCGCGTACGTCTTATACTCTTCAATACGACGGTGATAAAAAGCTGAATCATCAAGACTGTGATTAATGTCTCGTATGAGGAGTGATTTTTCTCTATCTAGACGATCTGTATTACATCTTCTAGCTGCATGTTTTGCCTCAGTAAGAATGCTAGCAGCAACTGGGGTATCTGATACAGTTGTCTGTGCGAGAGCATTAAACAGTCTAAATTCTTTATAAAGCTCAGTTGTCTTATGAAATCTGGTCTCTATGATGCTTAGCGCTTTTTGTGCCGACTGCTTATCATCTCGGATTAAAGCTTCTGAGATGTGCCTTAGTAGCAGCTCATAGATTATGCCCACGTTTCTCTTTTTGTTGTGACCTCTAGCCATGAGTGACTTAATCCTCCTCTGATGAATTCGTAGTCTCAGAGATTACTTTACTGTTAATACCTATCCGAGACTCAAGTGATTTTAATGCAGAACGCATCTGTCCTGTCATTTTTGACTGTGTTTCAATTCGATCATCAAGAATCTCTAAAAAGTCCCTGCCTTGAAGCTCGCTCAATTTTGGTAGTTTGTGTGCTCTTGACAGCGGGTTTATATCAGATTTTCTCTCACTATTTCTCTTATACTTAGTTAATTTTCTAGCATACGGATGGGCAATGGAATCTGACGCATTTTTTGGATCATGAGACACGAGGCGAAGATGATCTGTGTCCTGGTTGTTCGAATTACGACGGCGCTTTCTTTTCTCTTCTTCTTCTGATGGCTCTATGTCGATATCTACATCGATATCTACATCCACATCTATATCAGAATCATCAATATGCGCGTCAATATCTTCATTCAAGACACCCGCTAATAAGTTAACACGGTTCTGTGCTTTGATCGGTGAGCCCTCATCCTCAATCGATAATCTACTAAGATCAATAGCATCTTCAAGGTCATCTGATTCATCGATTGAGTCGCCTGCCACTATGTTTAAGTTCAGACTGTTTCTATCGTCACCCGCTAGCTCAGTCGGAGGAGCTTCTAGTCCCGCCTCCTCTTCAGGAGCCTCCGGGGGTTCCTCTCCTGGGGCAATAGCAAGACCAGCCTCAGCTTCCTCTGGAATCTGCACGGCTTCGACCTCTAGATCTCTCTGCTTATCAAGGATTCTACCAGCAAGTATTGCACTAATCTCATCGTCAGTCATGCTGAATAGATTCTTTCTAAGCCAAGTCTTATCGACCAGACCCTCGACCTGTGCAGCTGTTCCTGCGATTTCAAATCGAGAGCGATACAGCTCTAGCTTTTGCTGTTGCGCAATGGTTGAAGGATTAGATAGTTGCAATGTGAAATCAAGAAGATCCTCTCCCTCAAACCCATTACAGTACAGGTGAATAATTGCGATCTTATTCATCTCAGCGACAATGGTTCTCTGTATTCTTGCAATGGTTCTTGAAAATCTAATATCTTCCTGGGAGAGAGTTGCCTTTGCACCCAGGCCTTCATCATAGCCTAGATATGCCTTTGGTATTTTGAGAGCAGCAAAAAGTTTTTTCTGAATGTACTCTACATCTTCGATAGCTGTTGCATTCTGCCCACCTGCAAGTGTATCAATCTTCGTGCCTGATTCACCACCTCTAACGGGCAGGTAATAATCCTCATCAACTGATAATGGGTTATATCTAAGATCTACTCGACCAGAGTCTTTATTAACAACTGACGCCTTTTTAAGGGTTGACTGAACCTGCTCCATGTAATTGGGAATATCCTCAGGGGGAACATTACCCACATCAACGTAGAATACACGACGCTCAGGAGACCGAACGACACGATAGACAAGCATTGCGTCCTCAACAAGTATTAGCTGTCGCCAGATACGTCGAGCTGACTCGAGTACAGATGTACCATATGGAAGAAATGCATCATTTGCGAGAACACGCATGTGAGTGACCTGCCAGTTCTCAAGCACCTGGTTTCCTTGAGTTACCCACCTATATCTAACTGCCATAGGATCTTTTGGATCAAATCCTTCCTCACGCTCTACCTCATTCACAGGCATTGGGTATGCGTTTATTACACCGTGCTCTGGACTCACATCGTTAAAAAGAAAAAAGTCGCCATACTTGCAGAGAGTCCTAACCCAAGCAGACAGATTAAATTCAACATTAATTGTGTCATAAAACAATTCGCTTAAAATCTTTTTAATCGTCGGATTCTCTGAGTGTATGTGTAGGACGCTTCCTTTCTCATCTGCTGCAACAGACTCCTCAGAGTATATGTCAAGTGCTGAGCTGATTTCAGGTGTGTACTCCATCTCACTAAAATCACTATAGCGTGCCATTCGATCATATGTGCCATAAGCCGACATGGCTGTGCTATAAACGTGGCTCTGATTCTTTCGAAACATATCAAAGGCTGAAGATGTTACACCGCCTTTGTCAAAGTCACGAACCCTTCTCTTTATGACAGGACCACTGCGAAATAGCAGGGTTAGTCTCCTGAATAGTCCTTCTGATTTATCTGCCATTTTCTAGCTCACTTATACACCCAGTCAAACTCAGATAGGGCATGCTGCTTTTTATTCCATTCACCTGAGAGCTTGCTTTTCTTAAAGTCATCGGGTTGCACCTTAGGGTCTCTTGTTGCTGATGAATAAGGCCTTCCTTCTGTTATTGCACCGGGCATATCATCGTAGCTATTACGGGTCATCTTCATAGCCTTAAGCATGGCATCATTTAGATCTGATGAGGATCGACCGTGATCAGCTGAGGTGTCATATAACCAGGTTCCGATTGCCATGCTCATAACAAGATCGTCATTATAGCCTTTCATTGCCTGTGCTTTACTTCCAGACCAGACAAATGTTTTTAGTTCATCATAAAATCTAGAAGAATAAATCTTAATTTGCTTATTTCTTATTACCTCTTCTAGTTTTGATAAAATTAGATTTCTACTTTTACCGCTGGTGGTAAATCCAGCAATCTCATTATCATTTTTTGGCACATAGTTTCCTATGTAGACGCCCTTACGCCTTTTATGGTAGAGATTGGGATACTGCATTTCTTTCAACTTCAGAACTGTTGCATATCCGTAGCTATTATTCTCAGGACACAGCAATGCCTTATTATATCTGATGCCAAAATCGTGTAAAAGTTCGGCAAATCGGTCTGGGGGGATCTTTCCCTTATACTCTGCAACACACTCACCCTCTGTGACATCAATTATGTGGAATGCGGAGTAATCTCTTGAGTCACCCCTTGAAATATCAGCTGAAATGATATAATGATGCTCTGTTAGTGGGTATTTCCAGATCCACACATTCATGTCAGGACCTGTTCTCTCCTTCGGAGGTATGCACTCCAATCTGATCCACTCGATGTCAGAATCAGACAAAAATGTGTCTCCTGATGAGGCGAAGTCGCAAAGATACTCTTGAGAGATTTGACGATTTGATAGATTTTTTGTCGTCTTATCAAACCATTCCTGGCCTCTTTCTGGGTGCACATCCCAGGGCAACTTTATGGCTGCAAATTCATTAAGCCCTGCTTCAGCGTCTGTATAGAGCTTGTAATACTGACCTCCCACACCATTAGGTGTCGAGAGAATAATCACTCGACCACCTGTGCTAATTGTGGGGTATAGTCCTGTCCACAGATCATCAAAGTTTCTAACAAATGCTGCTTCATCGATGATCAACAGAGACAGAGCTTCAGAACGTCCTGCATCCTCTGATGTTGGGATTGCCTTAATGGATGATCCATGACTAAATTCTAGCAACTGCTTATTATTTGTTACTAGCTCGGGCAAAACAAGCCACGGCGGCAAGGATCTGACCATTGTCTTCACCTTGCCAATAAAGTTCTGTGCAACACTTAATTTGGTTGCAATAATGAGTATGTTCTTATCTTTCTGA